AGATATATGGCACCGACGAGAGCCTCGAACACGTCCTCCATGATGTGCTCGTTTGTGTTCCAGCCGTTCCGCTCACCCTTCTCGTCCATGAGGATCAGCTTGTCGAGACCGAGCGCCTGTGAAATCTCGCACAGGGTCTTGCCTCGGACCATCTTCGTACGGGCTTTCGTCAGGAATCCCTCCTGCTCCTTCTCGTGCAGATCAAAGAGGTGTTTTGTGATTATAAATCCAAGCACCGAATCCCCCATGAATTCGAGTGTCTCGTACGAACCAGTCAGACCCGAGTACCGCTTCAACGCGCTTTTGTGAGTGAAAGCCCGTTGATACAGTTCGATAGTTTTGATTTTCGTGCCAGCGAGGGTATTCATGAGGTCCCTAGACACCGCCGGGGCAGGCTCCATTTCTTGTTGATGTAACTTAGGTTGAGATTTTTAAGTACTCACTTCTTCGCAATGTACTCGCGCGCGAGGATGAACAGCCCATAAAGAATAGCTAGCCACACGAGCACGTTCATGATCTTGGCCGCAGTGCAGTACAAAGACTTGTCTTCGGCCTTGCAATTAACAGTCGTGCCTAGGAGACCGAACACTCCTGAACCACCGATTCCACCGTTCCCACTGCTACGAGCCATTTGTTACTATCACACATCAAAATATTTAGGCAGTCGCCTTGGCCACCTTTGGACGCGCCTTTTTCTCCTTGGGCGGCGCGTCGGGGTCGACGACCGCCTTGGGCTTCTTCTCCACCACGGGCTTGATCTCCTTGATGTAGTGCGGGTTGATGTACTTCTGGATGTTCAGGAAGGTCACCTGGGTGCCCTCCGGCGGGTGCAGCAGGGTCTGCAGGGTCGCGTCCAGGGTGATGTTCTGACCCGCCTTCAGGCCCTTCTGCTCCACGTACTCGTTCACCTTGCGGGTCACCTGGGAACGGGAGATCTTCTCACCCTCCGGCAGCGCCAGGAAGGCGCGCAGCTCGGGGGTGATGTCCAGAGGCTTGTTGAAGCCGTTGTTCTGGGCACGGGCAGCCGCCTTCTCACCAGACGGGTCCTCGATGTGCTGACGAATCTTGCGCACGTCCTTGCGCAGCGCCTTCAGCTCCTTGGCAAGCAGCTCCAGGGTGACGGGGGTATCAGTGGCCATTTCTACTTATCCTGGGACGGCCGTCTTTAAGCCCCGTTACTCGAGTGACCAGCACGCGATGAAAATTAAGAACAAAATAATCAGGCCGGACAGGACGAGATGCCATACTTTGCGATCCTGGGGCGGCTCGGTCTTCCAGCCGTCCCCGTATGGTGACGGGTTGAACGGGGCGGCCCCCTTGGTATCTGTCGGCTCCGAGCTTTGTGGAAGGTCATCCCCGCCAAACCCAGGTGGAAGCGTCACGCCACCTGACCGTCTAATTTCAACATCAAATCGAGGTCCTGACCCCTGATCCATACATCTCGGAGCGCAGCACCCAATATCACACGGGTACACGAGACCACTTTCCCGATTTATGTATGCACATATGGTCTTCAGGGGATCCATCGGATCCGCCAAACACATACATCCTTTGTTCAGAAACTCCTGTCTGCAGGAGTTCATCTAGTATTAAAGAAGATTTTAGTATTAGTAATATAATGGAGTACGCCAAACCCCAGAAGCTGCCGGACGGTCGTTACTTTCTGAAGATTTCTGGTCAGCGCCTTCAGGTGAACGGTGTTGTGGCCCAGGACGGTCTCGCATCCAAGTCGGTGAATTTCAAGATCGAGGATCAGGCGGCGTTCGAGGCCATCGACATCGAGCTTCTGGCTAAGGCCAAGGAGTCCAAGGTGGAGTGGTTCGGCAAGGAGCTCAGTGATGAGACGATCGCCAACGCCTTCCAGGAGAGCGTAACGGACGGCGTCCTCGGCGCGTCCCTCGCATCAGTCAAGGGTCAGGTGGTCACGATGGCGTTCGACAGTCAGAAGAACGCCCTGGCCCTCGAGGACGTGGTGGCCGGTTCCCAGTGTGACGTGGTGTTCGAGCTGGCCGGTTTGTGGTTTCTGAAAAAGTCCTTCGGTCCCATCTGGCGTGCGATCCAGGTCCGCGTACGCACAGGCAGCCGGGTCCAGAACTTCCCCAAGGAGTACCTTTTCTCGGACGAGCCCGAGGCCGAGGAGGACGATCCAGCCGACTACTTGGACTAAAAATTTTATTCGCACGCTATAATAAATGGATCGCAAGGGCCTGGCTATCATGGTTCTCGCGGCTGTGATTCTCCTACTCCTGGTCGCCCCTCAGAAGAGCCGTTTCACCCAAGCCGGTGCGGCCGTGTCGGGCATGAACCTGTCCAACTCAAACTATGCCAATGCTCAAGCCCGCGCCAACTCCGGTCGCATGGCCGGTGAAGTGCCCCAGGGTGAGGGCCCCTACCTGGCCGGTGGCGACATGAGCTCGGCGGGTCTCATTCCCCGCGAGGTTGTTCAGACGGAGGATTTCGGCCAGTTCAGCCCCGAGGCGATTCTGAGCGGCCAGAACTACATGGACCCGCGCAGCCAGATTGGCTACCCGGAGACCCTGGGCGGCGTTCTGCGCAACGCCAACCAGCAGTTCCGCTCGGAGCCGATCAACCCCCGCACGCCGGTGTCCATCTTTAACCTCAGCACGATCCCGCCCGACACCATGCGTCCCAAGTTCGAGATCAGCCCGGAGTATCAGTGAGCGTCCAGCGCGCCTCTGTAACTTAAAAACAATGTAGCAGTCTTTCATAATGGATTTTAAAGCGGCAATGACCGAATGGGTCACCCTCAAGGCCCAGCTTCTTGCAGCTCGCAAAGATCTCAGCGTTCTGAACGGACGCGAGAAGGATCTTCGCAAGTTTGTAACTGTACATATGCAGCAGCACGAGATTGACACCGTCCGTGTCCAGGATAAGGTCAAGGTCAATTTCAAAGTCAAAAAGACCAAGGGGGCGATCACCAAGGATGTGATCAAGAAGGGCCTTGGGTCATTTTTCGGTGGAAATGATGCCCAGGTCGAAGGGGCCTTCCAGGCGATTTTGGATGCTGCACCCACCAAAGAGACGGCTAGCGTGACGGTCTCAGGACTTAAGGATCTGTAGCTCTGTTAATACAAGTCAAAATGGGTCTGAACGATGAGTACTCGCGTGACGCGTACAACTACGACCAGGTGTACGATTCTGACGGCTCGGATGAGTTCGATCCCGAGCTCCACCCCGAAGACTGGCAGGACATGTACTCTCAGGAGATCCTGGATGGGTGGATGCACCTCAGGAACTATCTGGAACAGAATTACATCAAGTGCCGTGCGGGTTATCCTCAGTTTGTAGAGCTGGTCCTCGAGCCCGAGAAGTGGTACACGAACGACGATCCAGGCCACGTCCAGACCGTCATGTGGAACTCGATCTCGGACCTGCCGATCATCTCAGATCGCGTAGCTCCCCATAACTTTTACGCGTGGATTGAAAATTATATTGATTACTTGTAAATGATCGACATTACCGGCCCTAAGGTTCTTGCCCCTGCCCTCCTGTTCGCGGTGCTCAGCCCAGGCCTGCTACTGGCTCTGCCGTCAGGTGCCGGCCTTCTGATACAGGCCGTCGTGCACGCCGCGGTGCTGGCTCTCCTTTATTGGGCGATCGCCACGTATGTGCTGGGCCTCAGCCTGACGACGGCTGACCTGTTCGTGCCGGCCATGCTGTTCGTGCTGCTGACCCCGGGCGTGCTGCTGACTCTGCCCCCGGGCTCTGCCGGCATCTTCCGCAGCGGACAGACCTCTGGTGCGGCCGTGGGCGTGCACACCCTGGTGTTCGCCATCGTGTTCGCGACCCTGCGTTCCCAGTTCCCCCAGTATTACTAACTGTGCGGCGGGTCCAGTGTCCTAATTTACATTTAAAATAGAAGGATGGTCAAGTACTTGGCCATTGGCCCAGGAGCCATGGGGTATTTCACCTTTTTGGGAGCCTTGGTCAAACTAAAACAGGCGGGCCGGCTCGACGAACTTGAAGAGATTTCAGGAGCGTCGGCCGGGGCCCTATTGGCTTTTGTGTTCGCCCTCGCCAAGGGGGACACCACAAAGGTTCTCGACTTTACGCTTACGGTTCCTATAAAGCAGATGATGAAGCCCAACATCAAAAGTCTCCTCAAGGAGTGGGGACTCATTTCTAGTTCAAAATTGCATGCAGTCTTTTCGGACATGGTTGAAAAATTCACGGGGAAACGAACGGTGACCTTCAAAGAACTCTATGAGTCTTGGCCGATTAAGATTCACGTGTCTTCATACTGTGTCAATACATGCAAGACTGTCTATTTCTCAGTGGACTCGGCCCCTAATATGAATGTCGTAGATGCCGTGTGCGCCACCGTGGCCATACCGTTCATCATTTCTTCAGCTAAATTGAACGACGGCTGGCACTACATAGATGGCGCCACAGCCGAGGCCATCCCGTGCGCGCCATTTCTGAGCCGCCCTCGGGATGAGGTCCTAGTTCTCGCGTTTGAATGGAACAAAATTCCGGAAATAAAGGATATGAAAAGTTACGCCTTGTCCCTCATCACGACTCAGATGCGCTCTCGAGCCACCTACGACTTTCCTATTTTGAATTTAAATTCAGGCGACCTGGACATTTTTGATTTTTCAGCGGGTCAAGAGCAAAAGCTCAAGTTATTCATGAAGGGCATGTCTCAGTAAATTTCTCTGTACATTTCAAAATGAAACATCATATCCGCTCCAGTCACGTCGTGAAGATTTCTCACAAGAAGATCACCGTCCGGAAGACCAAAGGCCGTCCCGCATTTTCGTACGTGCGCAAGGCGACGACCCGTCGCGTCGCGTCAGTTCCCGCCTACGACGTGGGTGCGATCGGCCGCTCCACGAAGGTGATCGGCCCGCTCAAGGGTGGTATGCTCACCCGGTACGGTTACCACCCGGTCGAGGCCATGACCAACCGACACAAGGCGCTGACCAAGGGTATCAGCAAGGGTGAGAAACCCCTGTCCGTGATGCGCCGTCTGGTCGCCATCGGGACCCTGACCAAGCGTACTCTGCCCCGTGCGTCTCGCATTTACCGCCAGGACGCCAAGTGGATTAGCCGCAAGTACCTAAAGGTTAAATAAATTCTTAACCTAAATTAATACATGCCTACCCTGCGTGAAATCCAACAGTGGACACCGAGAGCCGCCTCAGTCCGTCACAATCGTCGTTTGGCTCTGAATACGGGAATTCAGATGGCACTGACGGCCCCGGCGCCGCAGCGCAAACAGGCGCTCAGTCGGGAGCTCCGCAAACATCCGGCCGTTGCCCTCTCGGTCTTGTCGCGGCCGACGCTCAAGCGCGTTCTTTTGACCCTTGGATTCAGCC